CAACAGAATTACTTTCAATCAAAGAGCCTTGTCGGTAGATATTAGTTGCATACCACCTATTACCATTATCTGATATGTATTTTCTCTCTCTATTGAACTTATTATATCCGTCACAAATAGTTCCTTCATATCGCCAATCAAAGTATATCTCTGTTGGTATATATCCACAATCAAATGACTTATCCTCAATTAAATCGCCTCTCTTATAGGTGTTTGTTTCAACCCACTGTACATTATCCTCAGAAATATATCTTCTAAGCCTCTTATACTTTGAGTAGGCATCACACATATATCCATCTTCAGTCCATCTTTCATAAGTATCTCCTGTTACATATCCACAATCAGTAGAATCTGTCTCAAGAACTGTTGCAGTTCGTCTATAAATACCTGTAGCAATCCATTCATTTTGACAAGTACTACAATTATCGCAATCCCTTACAAATCTCTCTTCTCTAGCATATTTTGTCGTACTATCACAGATATAACCATCATCTAATTCCCATTTTTCACATTTCCATGTGTCTGAGCCATGAAGGTATCCACAATCAGTAGAATTTGTCTCTATAATAGTAGATGTTCGTCTATAAGTATCAGTCGCAATCCAATTGATGTTATCAGTAGATGTATAAAGTCTCTCTCTATCATATTTGGTAGTCTCTTCACACACATATCCTTCAACTTCCCATTTGGTATATACTTCTTGTCCTTCACACTCTGCTGGTGAGTCTGCTGTTTCACTACCAAGACGCTTATTACCTGTTAATATCCAAGTTTGACCATCATCAGTAGATTCTTGCTCTGCTTGAACAATGTATTTTCTACCGTTACTACAAGTTGTTTCTGTTGTATCAATCCACCTTGTATTTGAACCACTACATTGACTAGAATAAACACAGTTTACCGTTCTAGTTTCGTTTGTTCGAGTATTGATGTCAGAAGATGTTGTTCCTGTGTATTTACGCTCAACATCACATAAAAAATTTCCTATACAAGTTGTAGATTCCTTAACCCAACGCTCAAATCCAACACCTTGGTTAATAACCACTTCCGCAGTTGTCATGTTACAGAATGTTACAGTAAGAGTAATAATTCTGATTGAGCCAGTATTGTTCTTAGGAACATATACCTTGAAATAGCTGTTTTGTATTGTTGGGTTTGAAACTGTTGATGATGGGTCTGTAACAGCTTGTACACAACATGACGTTGGAACTGTTACATACTGAGCATTTCCTGTAATATCAAATACAGCCCCTGCTGATAAACAAGTGCTATTCTTTTCAACTGTAACGTTGAAAACTTTTGTAGTGTCACAATATGATACAGTTAAAGCTGCTGAAATAGGATTATCTGTAGGAGTAATTGTGTTACATACCTCCACTGAATATGACTGATTCCCTACACCATGATTAGGATTGACAGTAATACCTGTGTTACTAGATGTAATGCTCCAATCAGTATCGGCTATCAACGAGTACTGTCTGCAAGTAGTTGTGTTGAATACAAAACTACTTGGGAAAGATGTCTGTAACTTACAATCACCACCTCCACAAGAAGAGCTTGGGAACTCTTGAGTTTCTGAGAATGTTCCAACCAAGTTATCACCTAGAAAAGCAAATCTATCCTCATATCCAACAAGACACTTATAATTTCCTGTTGGATTACCAAAAACATCAACCTCTTTCTTAAGTAAATACTTAGCAACACCAACCCCAACACACTCATATGCGTCATAATCTAATGTAAATTGGTATGTACTTCCGCTTTCTTTTGTTTCATGTATCTCATCATATGTCTCACCTATAAAATCACCATTGTCATGACTGTCAATAAGGTTAATCTGTATATTATCCATTGTCATTTCATCATTCGCAGTAACAGTAAACGATGGCTGAAGACCAAAATGGAATCCAGTTAAGATATACTTACCGCATGAAGACTTGATAATAGCAGCATACTTGTTATCCATGAACTCAAGCAAATTATAGTGCCAAGAACTCTTGTAGTCATCAAACTTGATATTGAACTGTAGAGAGTGAGAAACATTCTTTCCGTCAAATGTCTCTGTAAACACAGCACTATTCTTGTTGAAAACAACATCCTTGAAACCACTGTTTGTGTATTTGACATTGTTACCGCTTCTCAAAGAGTATTTTGACTCATTAAGCCTTAAAGTATCGAACTTACAATATTTATATCCACACTCATATGGAGTTGCATGGTTCATACCATCAATCCTAAGTATAGGATGATTGCTTATCGTAGATAGTGTAAAATCAGTATGAGAGTCATTTCCATTCAAAGTGTAGGTATATGTCACCTTGCATGGAAACAATGGATTAACAAGCCAATAAACACCGTCTGCGGTCTTAACAATGGCATAGTATCTACCTTCAAAGTCCTTATAGTTCGCATAGCCTTTCATTGAGAACGTAAGGGTATGTGTGAACTTATATCTCTCATCCAACTCATCAGTATCTGACAATTCTATGTTGTATACAGAAAATGACAATGGAGTTGCTGAAATGCTGTCAACATAAGCCTCTCCATTATCTATGTGTATATTTCTCAAATCATCCTCACTGATAAGGTATACAACCTTCTCTAGCTTGTCGATGTTGTATCCACATTCATTTCTTTTATAAGTACTTACACTCATATTTTTTGATTTAATTATTTATTGTAAACATGAAATGAAACGACTAAATCATGTTTATTTAAAATATAGCATTATGGGTAAGATAATTAAAGAAAACGGTAAGATATGGCTTGAGGAAATACAAGATGTCCTAGGCAATCACAAAAAGCTGACATACCTAGGGGAAGACAAAGAAATTGAAGAGGAAAAGCCTAAAATGAAAAGAAAAAAGAGCAACTAGTGTTGCTCTTTTATTGTAATGCAAATATACGAAAAAAAGTTGAGATAATCAAATGAAAATCTCAACTTTTATTGTTTTTTAACCTTTTACAGTTTCGATAGCAGCTGCACTAAGTGGAACAGCACTCTCAGTAACGTTAGCTGTCAATACAATCTGAAGACCGTTTGTGTCACCGCCACCGCTAAGAGTTGCAGTTTCAGCCTCAAGACCAGTCAAACGACCGAGTGCAAGCCACTGTCCGTCAGCAGTTACAACGACTGCCATGTAACGACCAAGTGCAAGGTTATCCAAGTCTCTGTGAAGACAAGAATCATACTTACCAGCAATATTGAAAGTCAAGCTGTGAGTACGATATTTGTTACCACTATCCTCTACTACAAGGGTATCTTCGAAAGTGGTTGAATTCTTCGCTGGTTCAATGTGATAGAACTTCTCATCGTTCTTCAAAGTAATTGAAGCAACTTCCTCGCAACCCTCAGTGTTAGCTGAAACAGTAGTCTCAACATCTGCATAGTTTGCAAGATAAATATCATTTACCTCTGGAAGAGAGTAGCCGCAAGTGTTTGTACGAAGAATATCTCTATTTAATTTACAAGTTAAAGCCATATTATAATATGTGTTTAAATTAATTATTATTCTTTTGTTTTGAGTGGAAGGTAAGCCATATTACCTACCTTCCAACATCTAGGATTTATATATTTAGTAGACAAATGAGTCTATTAAGATACATATACGAACAACTCTGGCATTATGATACCTACAGCGATGTTGCTGATTGCAAGAACTCTGAACATATTGTCACCAGTAGTCTCTCTCATGTCGATAAGCTTGTACTCAAGATGTGAATCGAAAGTATCATAACCGAGAACCAAGTTACGAGCAGGACCGAAGATAACAGTGTTCTTGGACTGCATAGTAGGAACAATCTCATATCCCATTACGAAGATACGACCATTCTCTCTACCATAGTTGGAGAAAGTTCTATTGGTCTCAACATCGCAGCAAAGCTTGCCAAGAGCAATCTCAAGCACTCTTACGTCTGCATGGTTCATAAACACCTTGTAACCCTCAGTGTCAACCTCATTAGTGTTAGCAAGCTCGATACCCTTAAGGATAGCGTTCTCAACTTGTGCAATAACGTTAGCTACAGTGAAAGCAGTAACAGCGACTTTCTCACCAGCGTCAGCCTTAAGTTTCTTCTCGATACCGTCAGTAGCTTTCAAATAAGCCTTTGTAGAAGCAGTACGAGCAGTGTCACCTTGCCAGAAAATCTCCTGATATTCCTTAGCCATCTTCTGACGAAGTTTGCCAAAGTACCATTCACCGAAAGTCTGTGGGATTCCACCTCTTAAACTGATTTCAGTCTGGTCAACAAGGAATGTGTTCCAGAATGTGTCATAACAGTTCTCTTGGTTAACCTTGATTGCTGATGGCTCAATGAAACTCTCTGCCAATGATGCAGAACCTTGTGGAGTGAATGGACAAGTATACAACTGCCATGCGTCACCAATCTCACCATTGTACATCTTCATCTTACCTTTTACACCATCCATGAAGGTGATACCATACTGACGAAGGTCGATGTCATATATATCTTTAGAGAAAATCTCCTGTGCTTCCTTTCCACAGTATGTGATGTTTGATAAATCTATGAAATTAGCCATAATTAATTATAGTTAGATTTTGTATTATTATTTTCCTTTGTAATAAACATGATTTATATTTTTGTTGACTTAACCAATCATGTTTCTCATTTGTTCTCTCCAAGCTGAATAAGTGCTTGCACCACTTGGTTTTGCATTTGTATTAACTGGTTTAGTTGAAGGCTCTTTTGATAGTTCCTTAACTTTGTCATTAAGACCGTTGTTCATTTCCTTCAATGCGTTAATCTCTTCTTTCAATGAGTTGATAAGTTCCTCAAGATGTGCGTTGTTCTCTTGTGGTTTTTCCTCAACCTTCGGCTCTTCCTCAGTTGTTTTTGGCTCTTCAACTTTTGGTTCTTCAACAACTGGTTCCTCAGTCTTTGGAGTTTCAACCGTAGGTTCTGTAGGCTGTGCATTTTCCTCAAGTTCTGCCTTGATTGCATAAACCTCGTCAAGATAAGACTCAACAGACGTAAATCCACTTTGATTAGCCAACTCGATATTCAATGGGTCTGTCATTGCTGACAATGGATAAGACTTATCATCCGAATCCTTTGATAGAATTGCTTCTAATTCCTTTGCTGCTGATTCTGGGGTAATCTTGTAAGCCTCAGAACTCTCGATGTCTGCTTCATCTTTTTTGCTCATTGAAAGTGATGTAAACACTTCTGATAGGATATTCTTCATTTTATCCCAAAACATGTTGTCATTTGTCTCTATATTCATATTATTTGTATTTTGTTTGCTAAAGTCTTCCAAGGAAATCATTGACTCAACAGAGAATCCCTTAAGCTCTCCACTCTTAACCCTCTCCCATACATCAATCTGGTTTACTTTCATACCAACCATCCAAGTTCCTTTAGGTACGTTAATGCCTAATGCGTTTGCTTTGTCCTTGTATGGGTCTTCAACTAGCCAAGACTCTGTGATTGTGATGTCGTTTGCCATTTCCTCATGGTCAAGAGTCACCTCATTCTGTCTGTAATTCTTCATAAAGTCTTGGGACATCTTCTCAATGCTTTCCTTTGTGAAACTGATGTAGAACTCTTGTTCCCCATTGTTTCTGTATATATCCTTGTCTGGAATTAATGCAGCACCATACACCATATGCCTTTCGTCACTCTCAAGGAACACTCTCTTTTCTTCCTCTTTGGATAACGCAACGAAATCAGACTCAATGGCTGGTGATTCAACCATCGAGATTGCATATGTCTCTGAATCAATTCCTACTTTGTATTTCTTGATTTTCTTAGCCATAGGTGTCTTTTAAGATAAACATGAATTAGTTGAAAAAAAGTGGGGATAGTTCCACCCCTATCCCCTTGCACAGTCCTTTACAATGCGAAATTCCCTAAACGTAAACGGTGCATATTACTTTAAATTAATTATATTATACTCCTTCTGGACATCAAAGCAAGGACAAGCCTTTGTCGAAAACTCATTATGTCCATGTATTGTAGCCTTTGGATACTTGCACAACAATTGCCTCAACAAATTCCATAATGCTTCCTTCTGTTCCTTTGTCCTTGTATCCTTCGGATTGCCATCTTTATCTAAGCCTCCGATATAGCATATACCAATGCTGTTCTTGTTATGTCCAACACAATGTGAACCTATCTGGTCTTCGCTTCTACCTTTTTCGATTTTACCATCAAGGTCTACTACGTAATGGTATCCAATTCCTTTCCATCCTCTTGCCTTATGCCATTTATCTATGTCTTTTGCATAGAAAGGCTTTCCTTCCTTAGTGGCACTGCAATGAATGATTATTTCATCAATTTTTCTCATTATCGTCTTTGTCTATATAATAATTTTCTGGTCTCGATGTCCAGATTACTCTTCCTTGATTAACCCCTTCATAAAAAAATGCATACCCAAATGGTGCTATATATTGATTATCGTAGGGGTTTTTATACATTCCTATGCTATTCATTTTACTTCACCATATATCAAACCCAATACCCACTCCCACATAGGCATCGAATTTCTTATTGAAAACTCCGTATCCTACACCAACTTGAGGCTGTATATGAAACCTATCAATGAACCTTTTCTTCTCCTTTACATACTTCGTCACCTCAACCGTATTAGTGATAATCTCCCTATGTGTTCTCAGACGCATTTTAAGGCTGTCTAAGGAGGTATTTATGCCGCTGGTGTAAACTTGTACGTCTGCTATGTCTTTGTCGATTGTGAGCCTTTTATCGAACCTTTTTGACTCCGTTATGAGTTGTATCGTATCCCCATTTGCCTTGAACAGAGTGTCCGTTTTGGTTTTTATTATAGTTTTTGGAACGAACTCTTTTTCTATTATTGTTGTATCTTTCCACAAGGTGTCAGTTTTGGTAGTTATGATAGTATCTGTTTTCTGGACGTTGTTTATTATGTCTCTCACATTGTAATTCCTATCTATGTAAAATATAGATAAAATTACAACAATTATAAACAAACATACCCATTTTAATTTATTACTCTTCATCTTCCTCTTCTAATTCCTCATCTTTTGTTTCTTTATCCATTTCTGCTATATATTTTATGGATTTGTACTTGTATGAGTAGTCAATTCCTATTAATGCACCGCTGAAAGTGAATACCTCACCCATAGCAGTCAAAACAGATGCATGAATGATACCCATTGGTGGTAGAAACAATCCTACCCAGAGCAAGACGCATCCCATAACAGCTAAGAACACACCCAACCACAGTTGGATTGTCATTTTTTCCTTCATTGTAAGGATATGGAGTCTTTTATTTTTCATCGCTATTTACTTTACATAAACATGAAATGAAAGAGAGTTGTCCTATGATTAAGACAACCCTCTTTGAATTAATTATTTAAGCAAAAGTGTGCTTCAAAATCTTACTCAAGTCCAGCCATTACTCTCACATCGTTGACAGCTTGCGTCCTATCTATGATGTCCACAACTGCCACTTGGACTGGTCTGTTTGAGTAATCCTCAAATGCGGTAAGCATTCTGTCACTCAGATTGATGTCATTCCTCAATGTTGGTATCATACCGCCATCAGCGAACTTCGTCCTAACTGTCGTAATGCTCTTCTTGACTTGAGAATTACCTCCATAGAAATCAATCAAGTCCTCAAGACTAATCTTCTTTCTCTTAGTGTTGATATATTCAAGCAAATCAACATTCTTTGATGTCGTTACCTTGTTTGTGATGAACTCACCACCTTCAACTTCAGCTTGTCCACCTAAGACCTTAACACCACCTTCTCTGTGTGATTTTCCTTGGATAACACCACCACTTCCATATGAAGGAATATTCTGTGATTGGATTGCTGCAATCTGTGCTGCACCAGCTGCTGCTGCAAGAGCCATCATTGGGATTGCTGGGATAGGCCAGCTATTAACTGCTGCCATAGAAATTGCCATTGCCATATTGATTGCTGCTTGTGCTAACTGCATTTTCTTCTTTGCAACAGCTTGGTCATGTTCTAATTTCTTTTTCTTCTCTTCAGCCTTTTGTTTCTGCCTCTCAATCTTCTGCTCTTGTGCAAGTGAAGCCCTTTGTGCTGCCATTTCAGCATTCAACTGGTCAATAAGCTGCTGTCTTCTGTCGCCTCTTGCCGTTGAAAGTTCATCCTCGATTGTTTCAACTGCTGAAGCATGTTCTTGGGTAATATCCTTCTGTTTATCAAGCAACTCCTCATATTCCTCAATATACTTTTCTTGCTGCTCAATCATCTTGTCATACTGATTTGACTGGATTTCAGACAAAGATGACAATATTGTGTTCATCGTCTGTCCTACAGTTTGTACCCATTGGTCAATTGAACCCCACCATTCTCCAGTTAACTCCTTAAGTTTTGTACTCACATTTTTAGCTGTATCTTGTGCTTGAGTCTCAATAACTTTTAACTGGCTAATCAATGTATCATAATCACCAAATGATATTTCACCGTTCTTTAATTTTTCAAGTAATTGCTCTTTTTGTATAGCAATATCAGTAAGGGCTATTTTGATTGTATCTTGCAAGTCTTTAAGCTCAGTTTTGGTTGCCTTGAAATTGATTATACCCCAAGCATTTCTCTTTTCAGCCTTGTCTATCTTATTGTTTACCGTTGATAAGACATCTTCAGTTTCTTTTATAAGATTGCTGTAGAACTCTGTATATGCTGATTGCCTTTGTTTAAGGTGGTTTCTTTCAGTTTCTTTTACCTCATTTTGGTGTTGATTTTCTATAACCTTCATCTGGTTATTATGAACATCTTGTTCTGTTCTGATTTTATCAAGATAATCAACATAAGCGTTGTTAAGGTTTGTTGTAAGTTTTTTCAAGTCACCTTCATTCTTAGCCTTTTCAGCATCAGACATTGCATTATACTGCGATAAGAAATTCTCATACTCTGTCTTTGCTTTAAGATAACCTTGAATAGCATCTTGGTTCATGAATTCATTATACTCTTCCCAAGTATATTTACCTTCTTGAACACCTTTCTTGAGGTTATCAATCCATTCATCCATCAACTTTCTATAATCAGAGAAATATGTGCCAATCTGGTTTTGTGTTTTTCCTAGCAAATTACCTTTGGCATCTTCTTCCATATAGGTCTCAAACGCTGTTCTAGGAGTTTTGTATAGAGAATTACGTCTTTTAGTTTCATCCTCACTTTCTTTATCATCATCATAATACCTTGAAATAGTTAGTTGGTGACGTTTCTCTTCATTTTTCTTTAAAAGTTCGTATTCTGTATCTAACTTGTCTTTCTCAATTATAAGTTCTTTGTCAGCAGCCTCTTGTGATGCCTTTAAAAGATTATTATAATATTCTTTTCTTAATTGGGTTCTAAGAGCATAAGCTTCACTTGTTTTTTCAGAAAGAATACCAATAGATTTAACTACTTTGCCAATTCCTTCATTTTCTTTTTCTATAAGTTTCAACTGCTCTTTCGCTTCTTTAAGCATTAATGAATACTTATCATATACTCTTTGAGCTTCCTCTGGTAATTGTTCATATTTATCGCCTTTATTACCTAAAGCTTTTTCAAGATATTCTACTGTGTTTTTAGTGTTAGTATAAGCTTTTAACACATCCTTTCCATATTGGTCAATGTATTTTCTTACATCAGAAGAATTGTAATCAAGTGTAAGAGCGTCAACTTGGAAATCGTTAGATAAATCAACTGCATTGTCCATTTTTTCGTTTTTGGCTAACTCATTCCTTTTCCTTGAATTTTCAACCTCTTTCTGGTACATTTCATCATTCATCTTCTCAATCTTCTCAATATATTTCTTTTCCTCATTGATAAGATTGGTATGATATTCTACCCTTGCCTCAAACACCTTGTCTTGGTATTGCTTGTTTATTAGCTTAATCTGCTCTTGGACAAGCATTCCAGTTTTTTTAGCTTCTGCAATTCTCCTGTCTCTTTCAAGTTTTAGTTGCGCAAGTGTTTTCACAAATCCTTGCTTCATTGCATCAACTCTTGCTTTTGCTATCATTGATTCGGCATCTACAACAGTTTTCTTGAGTGAATTTGAACTGTTTTTGGTATTCACACCTAACTCTTTTTGATACTTCGATAATTTTTGAGACACATTATCCAATAGCTTGTCCAATTCAACCACCATGCCACTGTTTCCAGCCAATATTGAAGCACCTCTAACATCATAACCATTTTCAAGAAGCATATTGAATGATTTCTTAAACGCCTCCATTCTTAATGCTGCCAACGCTGCTGCATCGCCTTGAAGTCTTATCATCTCAATAACCTTATCACCTTGGTTAACCAAAATATTCTGAGCATCTGTTACACTTTTTACGCTTATGCCAAATTTTTTGAATATTTCAGTTGCTTCTTTAATTATTGAGGTTTTCCTCATCTCATTGTTTGTGGTCATATATTCAGCCCTAAGATGACTCAACCTTGATGCAGTATTCATATATGTTGCAGAAGCCCCAACAAAAGAATTCCTCTGTTCATCAATGGCTTTCTTTGTTTTTTCAGCAGCTTCTTCTGCCTCTTCTGCTGCTTTCTTTTGTTTCTCACTCCATACTTCTACAATATGAATTAATTCCATTACACCTGCTATTACAAGACCTATTCCCAATGCTTTAAATGCTGTACCCAATGCTTTTGTCGCAACTGTAGCACCCTTTGAAGCCTTTCCAACGCCAACAATTGAAGCAGCCATTTTATCAGCCATTTCGCTACCTTTTGATAGCCATGAACCAATACCTTCTCCAGTTTGCATTTGCTTGTTAATGGTCTCAATACCCTTCAATACATTTTGAAGAGCAAGCAATTTCTGGATTGAACGCTGTATTTCAGAATCGTCAATACCAAATAAAGCACCTATACCTTCACTTACCGATGCAATAGCTGTGAATGACTCCATTGCGTCCATAAGGTCATCCATAGGTTTTTTGGCATCATTCATTGCGCTTTCCATCTGCATAACAGCTTGACGAAGGTTCTTGAATTCCTCTGTGTCAGTCTGACCATTAACAGCCATTGTCTTAAGTTCATTGTTAAGTGTCCTAGAAGCTTCTCTTGCATTTTCAAATTCCCTTATGACACCACCGACATTTACTTGTATACCCTTGAAACCTTCTGCTGCTGAAGCATAATTACCGACATTTCTACCGAATTGACCATAAGCTTGCTCTAATTCCTTAAGTTTATTAGTCAACTCATTAGCTCTCTGGGTCATTTCTTGGAATTTCTCATCACCAAGGTCGGTTGTCTGCATCACCTTCTTGATGTCAGAAAGCTCCTGCTTCAAACCCTTCATGGTATTACCATAATTGCCACTTGAAAGACGTTCCGCTGCTGCCCTCTCTTGAGCCTCAGACACAATATCCTTCAATATGTCCTTCTGTGCTAATAAACTCTGGTAATCTTCTCTTCTAGCGTCTCTAATCTGCTGCTCTGTACTTTGGATTTGCTTTAATAGTTTGTCCTCTGTATTTAATTCAGCAGTTCTATTTCCACCTCCACCATTATTTGATGAGGTGATACTAACGCTTCTGCTCTCCAAATCCTTTATCTTCTTGTCTAGGAACTGTAGAGCATCTGATAATGCGTCAACTTGCTTGATTGACTGGTCAATACCATTAATCTGAATAGTATATATTTTCTTGTTATCAGCCATTGTTATTAATATTTAAATTAAACATGAAAAAAGGGTGACTTCTAATCACCCTTTCTTATTAGATTTTCTTAATCAATTTCAACTCTGTGGTATTGCCTCCAGATGGGTCATAGCCATTAATCTGCCCACAATAATACAAATCTGAGTCGAAATGAATCAATGCTCCACCCTTTATATCCTTATACTCATCTGGTGTTATATGCACATCAATCTTCACATAGTTACTCGAAAGCATAGGACTGATGTTGAAATACTCCGTCACAATGCTCGTCTCACTGTCCTTATATGATAGATTAAACCTATTCCAACTGTTCATTGGGTATGTCAGATAAACCTTCTCATGCATATGGTCACTGAGCCATACATATTCTTGAGATACTTGGTCTCTGTACCAAAACCTCTGGGTCATCGAATAACCATCATGTTTCATAGCCTCGTCATAGCCATATCCTTCAGCCATAAATTCAGCCTTTTCTATTACTGGTATGGTTATCGTCAAGCCATCAGAAGAGCTTTCTGTGCCATCCTCAAAGACTTCTTTCCAAGTGAAATTATCATAGTAGGTATATGAGAAATTAGTCTGGGTATTCTGTGTCTTCGTCTCATATGTATCATCTGACAAACTAATGACAGTATAACCGCTGTCTCCCCATTTCTTCCATTCATCACCCTCATCATTGATATGTTCTGGTGGTATTGTCAACTCAAATCCCCATTCATCTGTGTCAATCTTGTATTTAACTGACATTTCCTTTGGATAAGAGATATATTCTGACTCAGCCTCATCAGAATTAACCCTATTATCAATGTCTATTGCATTACTTAGGTTCTTTTTGAAACCTTGATTAGTGTTTATGTCAATCATATTGCCATCTTGGACAATTTCAAGGTTAAATGCCTTCTGGATGTTGCTTATCCAATCACTTACCTTTGTTTCCTTGTTAGTAAAATTGAAAAGATTAAGGTTTCTAGGGAATTCTGTGGTAGAATATGCTCCCCAATATGGGTCAGCCCTCAATTCAGCCTCAGAACGCTCAGAAATGGCTTCTATCGTCAACTCTGTGTTGGCAGAACAAGCATATCTCTGACCATCATAATCCCTCTGAACTGCCATCAACTCTAATATATCGTTCTTTTTCAAATAAACACAGCATTGAATAATACTGTTATATACATTTGAATCATCTGAATATAAATAACAAGTAGAATTTCTATATTCATTCTTGCAATATTCTGTCGAAACAGTCTCAGTACCAGCCGATGTTTTGTTAATCAAGTCCATACCTCTCACATCAGCGAAAATATGGTTGTTGATTGAGCACATTTTAGACCAAGAAGTACCATTCCTCATTACAGATACAGTACCATTACCTAATGTTGAAATTCCGCATATAAATGCCTCTGAAACAGCTGGGTCATATGGCATTGGATAACCATCCCTATGCATATATCCATAAGTATTATACTGCGAAGCACCATATCTACCACCATAAGCATGACCTCCAGTTGTTGAAGTTCCACCTGCTCTTCTACCTCCATATGTATGACCTCCACTTGGTGAAGTTAAACCTCCAGTTTGAGTACCACTTGTAGAGCCTCCACTTCTCTGTGAATTCGTTGTTGTGACTAATCCGCTAGTTATTGTTGGTGCTTTTGAGCCATAAAGGTCTTGGTGAGGGAAATCTGTTTCCCATACGGTCTTGTTTTGAACGGTAGAACCAGTATAAGAATCACCTTCATGGGTATATTTAGTCTGGTTTGGGTCTCCAGTATCATAAGTGATATTCTGTTTTCCCTTAATTAATTCGATATTTTCGTCATAATTCCTCACTAATTGTATCTCTAGAGGCGTTAATTCTTTTAAGCCTCTCTTGATTTGAACTCTCCTTTCCTTGAATTCATCACCATCATAATATGTGGTTGTCCATTGGTCTGCTTGGAATGTGGTTCCAGCACCACTAAGTGCTGCACTAGTTGACATATAGATTCTATACCATCCATCTGCTGGAATAACTATCACATTCTCATTTGGGTCGTACATATAAGTATCGCTATGGATTGTCACAGTTACAGCACTGTTATTCGTTGAGTCCATCATATTCCATACGTCAATTGTAGAGAAATTAAATTGTACTTCAGCGTCTCTATTAGAAGCATTGTTTGCTGGTTTTATTTTATAATATGGAAACTGAAGGTCTTGCTGAATACCACCAGTAGAATTAGACCAACGGTTTGTATGTGTATGATGAGTATATCCACCGCTAGTTGAGTCTGCAATCACTGACTTATAATTATCCCACTTGATATTCAATGATACAGTACCGAATTTAGGATTTCCAAGATTATATACTGGTGTTTGCTCTTGCGCAAGGTTCGTAGAACAATAAATCCCATTGATATTTGGGTCAGAAAATGCGCTTCCACCGACTGTATATCCCTTGTTTTCAAATGCTTTCTTCATCGTCTCAGTCATATTCAACGAAGGGTAGAAACTCTCAACCCACCATTTGTTGTACTTGTCAAGTGTATGCTTTGGGGTATATGTCGCAGAAACCTCATCCTTCGTCACATAATCCTTCTGGAATACACCATAACTCACTAATGGGAAGAAATACTTTGTGGTATAGTCTCTGTTGACAGAGTTAATTGTTGGAGCACCATCAAAAGGAACTTCCCACTTAAGGTCAGTCATCACCATTTCACCGAATATCTCTTCTAATGTGTTAATCTTGATGTTAACCAAGTTGCAAGTATACATCTTATCCTTTGCTGAATATTTCTGTATCGTCAAACTTCCATCGAAAATCATATGACCGTCAACATACACTTGTGAAGGGTATCTCGCATGGAACTTGTTCGTCCTAGAGAGATTATTAGCATAGTTTAATATACGGTCATTATTCGGTGTAGATGGAATGTCAAATGAATATGAATACTCAGCTTGTGTCGTTGTTGTCTTCGTAGGGTCGAACAATACGTTGTTTATTCGAAGGTTCAAAGACTCCTGAGACACAAGCTCAATAAGTTCTCCATTGATATATAATTCTATGTAATGTACGTTTGAAATCATAATTAAATATCTGAATATTCGTATTGTAATTTAGCTGTGTAAATGTTGTTGTAAGTCTGGTCTTCTGAAACATCAATCGACTTTGGAATAATGTAATAAGCCTTTCCGTTAACAGTTGTCCATACTTTCTTGCTTCTCATCAATGAGTTGAATATCCACTTGCCATCCTCTTCCATTAAGTGTGATGTCAATGTCACAGTCTTCTTGTAGTCATTTAAATATATTCTCTTCCTCTCAAACTCATCATTGTTATGATAATCAAAGATATTCTTCTCATATGTCTCAATATCAACACTGTCAGATTCAGAACGAGCACCTGTGAAGTCGAAGAATGAAATTCCACCATACTCATTTCTCCATAATATCCTCTGATAGTATTCAGTAGCTTTCAAAGGCTTGATAATGTTGAACCTTGTGGTTTCTGTACCAACTGTAAGGTCAACATAATATCCGTTTGTAATTGCTGTCTGTGGTATGGCTACATTTGTATCAATAATCATATTGGAAGTTGTTCTTTGACCAGTTGTGGTGTTTGAATAAAGCTCATTGAAAGCACTGTCCTTAACAGATACTGTAACAGACCAACTAGCTGTATCAAGACCACATAGAACAGAATATGGTATAACATTATTATAAGTGTATAATGTCATAGTACCACTAGAGCCTCTGTTCTTGTTCAATAGCATCTGAACACCTTGAGCATACTTGTATTTATCACTTTGGTTCGCATGGTATCCAACGGTTGTATTTCCACTAATAGCTCCTTGGTTCTGCCACTCACCATCTTCCCTAAATATATTAATTACAAATGTATATGGCTTTGTCTGTCCATATTCAGAGAATGTAGACAATACTGGTGATACATCAAATGCACATTCGTCACCATACCAATTCTTCTCAAGAGTGGTTACATAGTTTGAGGTGTTTGCACTTGCTGAATCATATACGTCAACATCAATTTTACTATTGAATAATACTGAAAATGCGTCACCATCTTGAACTGATACACTCATGTACTGTGATGGTATGTTTCTCTGCAAATAGTTCGCTGTTGTAATCTTGCTACCAATCGTCTTTGCAATAATCTCCACAACACCGTTAACTCCGAATATGTCAAAGTCTGCATTCAAACTTCCACAGTTTCTAAATGCCTTAGCAATAGACATTGCTGTTGATACCCTATCGTCACTTATGTAGAAACGCTTGTTCTTAGCATTTTCTGGCGACATGACGTTTGTAATAGTCTCACCAAACAATGTAATGTAATACTGTGAATCAGCACTTACAGTCTGCCTAAGACCATTGCTCATGGAAAACTGAATGGTACACTTGTTTCCAGTAACATTCTCACTTATCTTCAATATGTTTGGAATCTCTGTGAATGTAAGAATATTGGATGGAGAACTAAGGTTGTTATATGTTATGTTCATACGTTAAAAAAATCATTTATCATTCTCATTATTTCATCAAATAACTCATCTGCCCAATCCTTATCCCACACATAGTCAATGTCAGCAAATACCTTGTCCATAAAAGGTCTTGGAGCTATACCATCCCTAGATATTGCCCTCCTAATAAGATATATGGTTGAATTGTCCGTTGGGATACCTCTTGACCTTGCCCACTTGATAATAGGCTCAACTGGAGGCATCTTAGCCCCCTTCCTTCTTCCACTCTCTATGAATGTAAGATAATCATTGAGCAATATGTCAAATACCAAGTCACCGTCATTGGTAGCCTTTACTTGGAGATTTTTGTATATGTCACTACCTATAATGGTATTCCTACCAACCTTATGGTTGACCAACTCATGACCCTCCATGACAGCCCTTACCAACTGCATAATGTCCTTGGTGAACTCCATTACAATCTTTGATATTTCCATTAGCAAATCCTATTTGTTGGAAGGTGTATTGGATTTATCTCTATGTCTCCAATCTCTTCGTTATTTATATCAATCTCCTTATCCTCATCGTCTTTATATGGTTCATCGTTGAAGTTATCATCCAATGTACATAGATTCACTGGAGAAGGCATTTCCAGCGTCAAGGAGAGCTTAACTCCAGCCGAACTATCATCTGTATACCTTGCTAGTGTTAAAAGGCTGTAATCGTAAACTCTCAATATTCCTTTGAACTGTGGCTTAGTGTCAATATAAGCCATAATGTCACAAGCAATCGTATATGCGTTGTTCTGGACTTCTAGCACATCGTTCTCATCATCGACAAAACCTAAGATATAAATTTCAAACTGTGCCTTGAATATATTTGTGGTAATATTCAACTCATGCAGACTTATATCATCCACATAGACTTGGTATGTCTTGTGGTTATTCTGGGCATTATTCATCTTCTCACCTTGGTATCTGAATGTCCTAACGCCCTTATGACGAAGTGAAATGTCCTTTAATATATTAATTACGTCTTTAAGCATAATAATTTTTATTTTAAACATGAAAAAAAGGGTAGACTTATCATCTACCCCTCTTAGCCTTTCGTCTCAGTTCTTGGAACTGGTCTTCAGCCTCTTCCATTTGCTGTTTCCCTATTAAATACGTCAGAAATGTCAATGTATCTGTCAAATACTCTTGTTTGACTTGAGCAACTTTCTCAATTTTTTCATCTGCGAGTTCAAAGAGCGTCTTTTGAAAACCCCAAGATTCTCCGAATTGTCTATATTCTGCTGAATGAGGTTTAATCCTTCCTCCACTTCCGAATACAATTGGGAATGTGTCATGCGTACTATGTATAAGCTTAAAAAAAAACTTATCAAAGGCATTATCTTCATTATTGGCTGTTTTGCAAACAGTTTCTGCCTCTCTTCAAACACCTCTGCCTCGAACTTGGAGTCATATATCTCACCGTTTTTCCTACATAGAACAGCAAGAATTGAGATATAGTCATGTGGGTCACTCTTCAATATTGTGTCAATTGCAACGTATTCACCAGTTTTAAGTTTTTCCATCACATTTATACAATATTCCTCGCCATCTATCTCTATTTTTGGACTTGCATCACCATAATCTGGTTGTTCCTTTAGGAATGAAAGCTCATTCAACAGCTTATCAGTGAAATTAATAGGCAATTGGTCTATTTCATCCCTTGTATGGTCTGTGAATATGTCTAAAACCTCCCTTACATCAAAATCCTTGTCCTTGTCAGAGTAGTATTTCTCTATCTTTTGGAACATTTCCAGCGTTACGTCTTCCCATTTAGTAGGAACTGTCCATTTCCCCAAGTCAATTACGTTCTCATTGTCCATATTATGTAAATTGTTTAATATTCATTTTAACAAAATGATAATTATTCTCCCCAGTGTGCTTGAAATCCTCCCTACACTGTAGACATACGCCTAAACTTGTCACAGTATCGTCATGATAGCCTTCCTTTGCAGCATATGTAATGTTTCCAGTCTTAGTTAACTTAAATGTAAACGTTGAAAATTCTGAATACAATAGCCTATTATCTTCCTCAAAATGTATCGCATTGTTAGCAATATCGACTGCCAGAAGAGATATATATTGTTTCTTCGTCTCATTTGTAGTTGTAAACGAATAGAAATTGCTCTTTCTTATAAGCTTTTTCTTTATTTCATTCGCCATAACTTCACCAATCGAGTTATTCTCGATATATGTGGCTTGTGGATGGTAATCATTGATAATCTTGGCAATCCTATCATATTTCTGGTCTAACGTTCCATCAACCTTGTACTGTTTTACTTGACCTTCAGTATTTATGATGGATACAATGGTATTATCATCACCTACTGAAGATGGGTCAATTCCAATCCAACATTTACCTCCATCATAATGTCCATCGAAACAAGTTGAGAAATTTGGGAATACTGTCAATGCATTATCTAGGAATTCCACCTCAAACTCTTGCTTAAATGCCAGTGGTGGATAGCCTCTCTTTAATTCCTCAATCTCTTCCTTGGTGATAAGGTCATCATCATATATCGTTGCAGTTAACTGGTGATAACCCTTCTCTCCATTGAATGCCTTGAGATATAAATCATAGTACATACCTTGTCTTCCATTCGGTGTCGATATAACTAATACTTTTGGTTTTCTAGCCTTTATAATAGGGAAGATGACATTGTAGTAAGGGTCTTCTCCAGTAGATAGCTGTGTGGGAAAGAATGCAGCCTCATCCATCACTAATATACCACTAACTGTATTACCTCTGATAGATGTTGGTGATTCCATTGAGAAGAATTTCAATGTTGCCCCATAGATGGATTCTATTTTAAGGTCTGCTGCATTTGCTTTCTTAACGATACCAGTTCCTTCAAGGAGTTGTGTAAGCTCTGCGAATACTTTCTTACCTTGTGCGAATGTTGGTGATATATAAGCGTTAAATGTGTGGGGAACACAAAGATATTCAATCATCATAATCTCGCTAAAAACTGTTTTTCCACACTGTCTGCTCCAACGAGCAACAAGAAACTTACAATCCCTTTGATGCATTAGGTCATAAGCTTCTTGTTGTTTCTTTGTTAATTTGATGTTGAAATTAATCTTCATCTATTACCTCACCGTCTACTGTATTATTATCAAATCCAAAATTGATTGTAATCCCTCCATCCTTATCAGAGTTAACTTGAATATTTGTCTGGTTTCCATCCCTAACTCCTAGGAATATCTTTGCCATACTGTCCAAGGTTGCTCTAGCATTGAACACATCATTTCTCTTCATACATTCAGCAAGGATTGTCTCATACCTAGCATAGAACATATCCCTTAGTTTCTCTGCTTCTATGTCCGTATCAACTGCGAACCTATCTAATGCAGCATTATAATAATAGGCTGATTGTCTTGCCTTAATCGGCTTATTACCATATTCTCCTAACTGTAATTTCTGGATTACATCACTTCTTGAGACTCCATTACATATATCAACATACACAAGGCTAACAAGGTCATCTGCTTTGTTATAGTCTTCAGTCAAAGTAGGACAACCTTTGCTTGCTGGTGTCTTTTTTGCCTTTCTGACTTTCTTACTCTTTTCGCCATGTGTTTTTGCTAACATATCTTATTTCTTCTTTGATTTCGTTATCTTTGCCTTTGGCTCTTCCTTTACCTCAAGAGTCTTTTTAAAACTGTTAAGGGCTGTCTCCAGTTCTGAGATTCTTGCTCTCATACAGCTTCCACAATTAGTAGGAGGTGCTGATTTCTCTAGAACCCTATTATATACCTCAGTTAATTGCCCACCATCACAGTAGTAACCTTTGTTTTTGATGTCGATGAATTTCTCCACCATCGTTACATCTTCATTTGTCCATTTCATATTATGTTATATTATAATTGTTTTATTTCGTTGGTCAATCCACATTGCTAATGCATTTAATATCGCTAATGCAATACCACCATATAATGTTATAGGTAGATGGAATATTAACCCAACTGTTAGATAAGAGAATAATAGAGACCAGAATGTAAGACATAGCTTACAGTTCCAAGGTTTATATTGCAACCACTCTGGTAATCCCCATACCTCTGTTACTTTCCATGTGAACCATCTGATTAGAATAAACATCGCAAGGATTAGAATTACTTGTAATATTTGTATAAACATGATTGTATTTGTTTAGTTTTCAATTAAATCACCATATATGTCCAAGAACTCTGCTTTTATCATATCCCTTGTCAAGTTTTGTTTTACCCAATTTGAGACCTCAAGTATCTTATCTCTGGACTTCTTAATCTTTGTCTCATCATGTATCTGCTTATATGTCTTACCACATAATGTTTTCAATCTATATAAATAGAAATGCTCTGCATCAAAGTTAAGTTCAACCAGTTTCATAATGTATAGAACAGAGAAATCTTCTAGCAAATCCTTTATTATCTTCTCCTTCTTGCTTGATAGTGATTGTTCATACCTCTCGTTAAATTCCTCTTGGGTTATATTGTAGTCCCTCTTCTTGTGATATGCATATCGTTTTTCACAACGGAGATTATTTACATAAGAGCGAACAAAATACCTCATTATACCAGAACAACTCATATCATCTAATTGTCCTTTCTTGATGATTATCTTATGTATTTGGATTACTGTATCGTTTACTGTATCCTCTGAGTATTTCTCCTTATTGCGCACACATACATCTTTGCAGATTTGTCTGAGGTTATTATAGTTTTGGTTTATGCATGTAAAATACGCTGTTACTGCTGTGTTGTCTTCCATTGACTCGTTTATTAAAATATAATTATTTTCCTCGCTTAAATAAACAGTTATCGCTTAACTAATAGTAATATTAGTCTTATTATTATTTCTAATGTCTTCTAGTTGGAATATAATGATTGCTAATCCAACAAATAAAATAAATGTATTCATATTGCTCTTTTAATATAAATATCGCATAAAATGCGAAAATACTGATTTTAGGCAAAAAAAATTTTTTAAATTGCCCTGTAGATAGCACCGATTATTTGCTAATACCTCTAAATGTCTGATAATCAGCAATCTAATATTTTATCCATTTAATTCATTTACGATGAACTAGGGCAAAAATGTAAGAAAACCAGAATTAAATTAAGCGGCTGATAATAAAATATTTAGCGAAATATTTTGTGGAATCAAAAAATAGCACTAAATTTGCAAACGAAAAGTTTAAGTAGCACCATAAAGAGAACCAAAATGAAAGTATCAATTGCGAGAATTCGTTTGTATTTAAAAGAAGGTAAAACACT